GGCTATGCTGGGTCACGTTGACCCAGACTGCGACCACGAAACATGGGTGCGGTGCGGCATGGCTTGTCATGATGCCAGCCAAGGCACCGCGTTTTCTGTATGGGATGAGTGGTCATCGCGTGGCGCAAAATATCCCGGCACAGCAGACCTAGAAAAGCGCTGGCACAGCTTCGGCAAATCTGCAAACCCCGTCACTATCGGCACTCTGGTGCACTATGCAGAGCAAGGCGGATGGCAATGGCCTGTTGAGTTTACACATGACGGCGCTTTTGACCTGCCGCAAGTTACTGCGGTTGACGTGCTTTCCACGGATGGCGTTGACCTACTGCGCCCGCCGGGTTTCGTGGGTGAAGTCAAGGCTTGGATTGATGATCAGTGCATGTATCCTCGCGAACATCTGGCAACCGCTGCGGCCTTGGTAGCAGTCGGCAATGTAGTCGGATTGCGCTACACCGATGATCTTTCAGACGTGACAACCAACCTATTCGCGTTCGGTGTTGCAGATAGCTCTAGCGGCAAAGAAAGCGTGTTGCAGGCCGCACAAGCCGTCCTTGTCGAGACTGGTATCAGCGCCGCAACCCACGGTATGCAGAAGTCGCAACAAGAAGTCATGCGCAACCTACTGCGTCACCAAGATGCGTTCTACATGATTGACGAATTCGGCATTGAGCTAAAGAAGGTCGTAAACGCCCAAAAGAAAGGCAGCGCGGCATACTTGGAAGGGCTGATTGGCTCGCTCATGTCGCTGTATTCAAAGGCCAATGGGTTTGCCTTGATGTCTGGTGACGTGAAGGAGGAGGTTCGATCAAGCCTGCAAAAAGACTTGGCGCAATCAACAAAGGCAATCGAGGAAAACGACGACAAGACGGGCTTTCACGCCCGCCGTGCAACACGGTTGCAGCACCAGCTAGACGCGCTGGACAAGGGCTTAGATCGGCCTTTCTTGTCGCTGTTAGGGTTTACCACGCCCAGCACATTTGACGCCATTATTGACGAGGACCAAGCCACGTCCGGCTTTCTCGGGCGGGCTTTGCTGGTGCGCGAGCACGAAAGCAACCCACGGCCAAAGAAAGCTTTCCGCAAACGCCCCATGCCAGAGAAAATGCGCCTGACGTTGCAAACGCTATACGATGGCGGCGAGTATGATGCCATGCGGGATCGTATCGAGCATTACGGCGAGCGCATCAAGATCAGAACAGCCCCAGACGCAGTTGCCGCACTTGATAGCATCCTTGACTGGTTTATCGACTACGCAGAGGCTCAGAAAGAGCGCACAGGGCTAGAGGCAGTGGTTCGCCGTGGGTATGAGCTGGTGGCAAAGGTGAGCACCATTCTAGCCGTTCCTAGTGGGGTTAGGACGCTAGAGCATGTGCGATGGGCTTTTGCACTGGTCAAGCGCGACATTGAGGAAAAGATGCGGCTCGTCATGTCCAATGATGTTTCCCATGGGCGCGACCGAAACCTCATGGCGAAGATCACCAAGATCATCAGCAAGGACCATGGGGAGACATTCGGCGTCATCGCAAACAAGCTGCGGGCCTATAGCAAGGATGACGTGCGCAAGGCGCTTGACATGATGGAGAGCGGCGGATCGGTCAAACGAGAAACCAAGCAGCACCCCAAGACCGGCGCGCAGATCGAACGATGGTTTTTCGTCGGATAGCTCGTGGCCTAGTGGCGCAACACAAGACCCGGCCCAGTGCCGGGTTTTTTTGTCGGATAGCTTAGTTTTGCATACTAAGCAAAAAATATCCTTTAAGTTATTGTTTTGCAATGGTTTTTCGTCTTACTTAGTTAACTTAGTAGCTTAGTAGCTTTAAGATACTTATTTATCCTCTAAAGAGGGTATTTTTCTACTACTTATTGAGTAACCTAAAGCCTGTTTTTCACGAAAACAGATAAGAGAGAAAGAGAAATAAGTATATAAGTATATAAGTATAATATATAAGTATTTGATTTTATTAGGCTGTTAGCGCTAACATAGCTTAGCAGCGAATTGCTAAGCAAAACTAAGCAAAGAAAAGCCCGCCAGTTACGGCGGGTTCATTCATTCCGAGACTATCCCATGATAGGGGTCTGCTATCCGCGAGACTATCCCATGATGGGGTCTCTTGCACGGCGTGGGGGTATCCCATGATACCCCTACCGCAACCTCTCCTCAATCTTGCCGACCACAACCGCCGCGCACTGGTCGCTGTTGGACTTATAAACTGTCATGGCAATCGACCATGCCATCAACCAATCAACCGTGCCATGCTTGCGCTCCATCTTGGCGCATTGGGCTGCGGGATTGGTATACTCGCGGCTAACGTAGCGGTAAGCGTCTAGGGCGAGGGTGCGGGTCATGATTAGTTTCCGATCTCTTGTTGCCACCCAGCCATGGCAGCTTCCATCTTGTTACGTGCCGCGATGAACTCAGCGGGCGAAACCTTGCCAGCGTAGAACGCAACGCGGATCAATTGGTATTCATTAAAGCAAGCATTGTATTCGGCTTCTTTGACGCTCATCACGTTCGGCATCTCATCCACTCCATCTGGTGTTTCGCTATACCCAAACCATACCGCACCACGCAGCGCGATCAAGCGGAAAATGTTGCATCAGGTGCGAATTTTCCGCTTGCATGATCCGCCGGATCATGTAGATTGAACCTATCGAAACCGAAACCAAGGATGACAGAGATGAACGCGAAAGAAGCGGCAGATTTTGGGGTTAAACATTTCGGCAAGGATCGTATGGTGTCAAAAGTGATGCGTGAAAAGATCGAAACGCAAAGACTGATTGACCGCGAGATGCGCTACTCTGCTGAAATGCGGAACGTTGATCTCATCTCCAGTTACAATGCTCACATACAGCACTTGGATAATATTCTTGCTATGGTGGCCCACTAACCCACAAGCCCGCCAATAGCGCGGGCTTTTTGCTATCCACCACCCGCCCGCATAACCTATACACACCAAACAGGAGGCTCGCACATCATGGCTAAACAATCCCGGCGCAATCGCTCATCTGATGATGTAATCACCATCGTCATGCCACATCAACCGCCGCAGCGCCACCAGCCAGAACCATTGCGCCCCATGAATGAGCGGCAGGCGGCATACATTGACGCGCTAGACGCATCCGAACAAGTATTCGTCACTGGATGCAGCGGCACTGGTAAAACATACATCGCCGCAAGCTATGCATCCGAGCTATACTTGGCGGGGAAAGTAAACCGCATAATCATCACTCGCCCTAACGTGTCTTGCGGGCGCGATCTCGGTTACTTCCCCGGCACGCTGGAAGAAAAATTCGCGCCATGGGCTGCACCAGTGCTGGACGTGCTGCGTGACAAGATTGGGCATGGCAAGCTCGCAACTGACATGAAATCAACCGCACAGAAACCCGCATCAATCGAGGTCGCGCCACTATCAACCATGCGGGGGAGGTCATTCCAAAATGCATTCATTCTGCTGGACGAGGCGCAAAACACCACGCCCGATGAAATGAAAATGTTCCTAACCCGCATCGGCACAGGGTGCAAAGCCGTGGTGAACGGTGACATTGCTCAGAAAGACATCCGCACAGATAGCGGGTTGGCATACGCTTTGCGGCTGATCGATCAAGGCAAGGTAGATGTGCCGCATATCGAGTTTACCGTGGATGATATCGTGCGCGGTGGTCTGGTGCGGCAGTGGCTTGTGGCATGGGGTTGACACCTCACCCGCACCCATGCCATACTGCCCACATGGACACATTCGCAAGCCACTCACAAGAACAACTAGCCGCGCTCATGGATGCAGAGATTGCAGCACGCTCTCCAGTTGCTAACGCAATCATCAACCTCATCATGCAGAACGAATCATTCGTGCTGCAACAGGATGAGGCGCGGCTTATGCAAGCAATCGCAGACGAAGGTCACTTGCCATGGCAGGACGGATCAAAGCCGCTCATGCGTGCCACCACGTCCGCGCTTGGTATGGTCGCAATTGGTAACGCCCGCGCCGTAGTTGAAAAGTGTCTGCGCTTAGGGTATATCAAGGGCATCGTGCGCAATGGGCATGGGCAGCTTGTGTTGACTGATACGGGGTGGTCTATGCTGGAATTGCACGAATTGCAGAATGAATTTGAGACTGACCAAAACACGGAATGAAGTGAAATGGCAAACCCAAATCCAGACATGAGCGGTTTGACGCCATTCAAGCCCGGACAGGTTGCAAACCCCGGCGGTAAAACTAGCGAGCATCGGAAGGCGGAGGTGCGCGCCGCTGAAGCTGCTGCTAAGGTGCAAGCGGATCTAGTCGAGGCACTGGCGCGCGTTGTGGGCGCGGCTGGTGAGGACGAGGCGAAGCTGGCACATGTTCGGGCTGATGTGTTGAAGCTGCTTAAAGATGCGCAAGATCGTGGCTTTGGTCAGCCTGTTGCACCCCAAGAAATCACGTCCCCGGATGGAAGCGCAGGGCCTAGTGTTATTCGCATCGTCGCAGCGGCACCAAATAAGGCCGCTGAGTAGGGTCTAGGGGTTTTGGTAGGTATGGATAGCCCTGCAAGCTAGGCGCGCTGTGCGGGGCTTTTTTGTGGGTTAGCGCGAAAGTGTCATTCTGGCTACTTTGTGGTCAAAGTCATAACATCTAGACTTCGCATCTAATACAGCAAACTTTTCAGCTTCACCTTTATCGCTGAAGTCCGCAATGCGCCTGTCACTTTTCCAGCAAGACACGCGAAAGAATGTTTTTGGATAGTTAGTTCCAATGCGGCCAAGTTTATCAAGTTGAAGTTGCATCTCATCTACTCCAGTTAGCGTTTCCGTTGCACCATTCATAGCATGTCGGGCGGTGGTGACAAGCGGAAAATTTACCCAGCGCGATGTTTTTTTTCTGTTGACGTCTGGTGCAGCACAGGCTAACCTACCCACATCAGGAGGCAACCATGCAAGAACAATACGACTGGATCAAGGACCAAATCGCACAGGGCAAAACCGTGCTGGCGTATGATCGGCGGATCGCGGGAGGGAAAGTGAAGCGGTTGAAGTCCATGGATCGCGTCATGATGTGGGTCGGAACTTTGTGGATTGACGAAATGAATGCAACGGGCTGGACTTTTGCAGTTAAGCCGGAGAAACCCCAATGACATGGCACATAATCCCATCCAGTCCCGAAATAGACCGCCTAGCTATCGCAGACATGACGCCGCAACAGCGCCTAGACGAACTCGCAAGGCTGGGCAATAACTACAGAGATCAATCGCCGCGACTGTCTGACTTGATTGCGTGGGCTGTGGATGAGGTGCGCCGGGTTTAACTGCCCGGCGTTTTGCGTTATGGTGCAGGCATGGCAGGAACCACAATCGCAATCCCTGAAAAGCTCATTCCCGTGTTCGCACCTGCGCGCGGCGAACTCGCATACCGTGGCGCATATGGCGGGCGGGGATCGGCTAAAACTCGCACGTTCGCCAAGATGCTTGCAGTGTTTGTGGATGAGATGGATGGCGAAGGGCTGTCAGGAGTTGTCGTGTGCGGGCGCGAGTTTATGGCCTCGCTTGCCGATAGCTCCATGGAGGAAATCAAGGCCGTCATTCAGGAAGATGAATACCTAGAAAGCCGCTTTGACCTAGGCAAGGAATACATCCGCACCAAGTCGGAACACACCCGGAACAACCCACGACAGCGGGCCATCTTGCATGACTGGCAGGAAGCGGTGCGGCATAGGCATGTGCAGCTTAAGCACTTGCGGATCGCGGCGATACGCAACCATCTTTTCAGTCGATCCGGTGCCAGCAGTTTCCAGCCCACGGACGCCGCGAATGGTCAGCGGATTACCAGTCATAGCCGTGTAGGTGTTGTTTTGACGCAGGAATTCCAGAAGCGTCATGGTAGTGTCACCAAGGCGTTTCGTGGCAAGGAAGTTCATTTTGCCAAACGACAGCAGCAGCGTGTCAGCAACCGACGTGTAAAGAGTGCCAGTTGCAACAGCAAGCAGCGCATCATTCACGTCTTGCAGCACTTCGTCACTAGTTGCAGTAGCCCACGAACCGTTAGTGGCTGCGGCGTCGTCAACGGTGGAGTTATTGATAAGGCCTTGGAAGTTCTTCTCGGTATCGCCTTGCAACGCCACACGATCAACCATTTCCTCATAGGCGCGGCGGGCAGCAACAGCCTTGTCAGCCGACAGGTTTACGCCCAGCTTCTGAGCGATGCCAACTTCTTCCCAACCCCAGCCATAGCCAATGCCAGCGGTATAGACGGCGGTTTGATGTTCGGAAAGCGAGGTATCAGCGCGCGGAATGTCCGATGCATTGCCGTTGATCCAGCCAGCGCGGCCCACTTTATCCGAGGAATAGTAGGTCACAGTCTGGGCAAAAGGATGGGCAGAAGTATCAACAGGAATAAGCTGCGGATACTGAATGTCAGGGTAAACGATTTCGTTCACCTGAGCCTCAACATGAGTGGTTTGCGAAACCACAAAGCCAAGAGCGGCTTGAGCGTCAAAAAGTTGCATAATTTACTCCTTATGCACCGGCCACGGCAGGCACGTCAAGATCAAAACGGATTTTCGCCAGCGCGCCGTTTGCGCCAGTGCTTTCCCAGCGGGCAGCGCCAAGACGGATGCCGTTGGACGAACCGACATCGGCATTCGAGAACGTTCCGTTGGTTTTGTTGATCCACACAGGATCACCATCAGCAACGCCGCCAGCATCAGTAACAGTAACCCAGATAACACCCTTGCGCATCAGCAGGGCGCTTTCGTATCGCGCGAACAGGTTGGGCGTTGCAGGGCGAACCGAACGATCACGAACGGTAATGCCGAGAATTTCAGTTGCGCCAGTCAGAACGCCCGTGCAACCATTATCCGCCGAACCTTTTTGAACCGGCTTACCAAAACCAACACCGCCTGAATTCTCGACAGTGCGCGAAATCAGAACATTCGGCTCAAGATTGGCAATCTGGCCTTCATAGGCGGCGGCAATATTTTCCGAGTAAGTGGTTTGAATTGCCATGGTTATTTACCTTTCCATGCGTTGGCAATGCGCTTTTCGTATTCGTCTTGGCCGTTGCCTTTTTCCTGAGCCTTACCCTTCATCGCATCGCCAAAAGCGGCGCGGGCGGTGTCGTCAGCAGCATCAGGCATGGCGTCGATCACAGCCAGAGCGCCTTCAATCTGCGCATCGGTCATCTTGTCAGCCGCATCGCCAAGCTTTGCCTTGACTTTCCCACGACGACCCATAGCGTCGGCAAGAGCTTGCGCACGTTCCTGAATTTGTGCATCAGTCAGAATGCGGCTTTCAGCATCGGCCAGTTTGGCGGTCATCTCGCCAATCTGCTTATCAAGCGCAACGATATGCGCGTTTACGGTGTCAGCATCGGAGGCCGCGACTTGAACGGCCTTGTCACCAAACACCACTGCTTTCATTTCCATTTTTGGAACCTCTTTAGCATCGGTGAGCGGGGCATGGCCCCATTTATCGGCACTATCGCTAATGCCTACATTGGCGCGGCCTTTATCAACAAGCGCCAAATGGTTGATACGGATATTGCGCATAACAGCATCATAGCCATCTGCATTATCCACAAATTCAATCTCAGCGGTATACCCCGCCGATAGCTCTTTCATGCCGCCATCATATGCGGCAATTGCGGCGGCGTCTTTCAGGATCAAGTCAAGCGCAAGAAACTCTCCATCGCGCAAAACCTTGGAACCTACTTCGCCAACCGCGTATTTCTTCCAGTTTGCAGCATCCACCAATTCGGACGGATGATTAACCGTGACCGGAACATGCGAGAACGTAGCAGCGCTATCAGTTGCAAACACCTCTGCCTCTGGGCGCATAACTCGCACAACATCACTTCGCGCGAACCCAGCCATAGCAGCCGCGTCGCCCAACTCATACGCGCGATATTCCTGCACACCAGACCGCACAGCTTTAGCGCGGGCAGTTACATACCCTTCGCCAGTGCGGCGGCTATCGCTAATCTCTGCTTTATCTCGCACAAAATATGTCATGTTTCACCGTGTATCATAAGCGCAACTGTCAAGCAAATTAGGCGCTATCATCTTCAATCGCGGTTACGCCCAGAATTGATAACGATTGATGCACGTCATCACCAATTGACGCCGCAAGAATATCAGGTGAGGCAGGCTCGCCTAGCCGAATGAGTGATTTCGCACGGCCTGCCGCTGCCATGTTCGCGCCCCAATCCGGGGCGTGCAGCGGCGATGACGCATCAGCCGCAAACCGATCCGGCACAATGGCCGAGGCCACGGCGTAGCGGTTGCCTGCCGCGTCCAGCCAGACCGCCGCGCCGTATGTCTGCGCATCCTCTGGGCCAAGGCCGATGCATGACGCCAACTGATTTGCATCCCCGATCAGCGACTCGGGGCAGGCGATGGTCACCCGGATCATAGCACCACCCCGCATTTGGCTGCCATCCATGATTCGGCATGTGCCAGTTCTGCCGCCGTCAGCACCCGATCCAGCAGAATCAGCCCGTAAAGGTCCATGGCGCAATAAAGCTGGTTGCCATTGCGCGCGCCGATATTGAGGGCCGCAGTTAGCGCGGTCATCGGCCCGGCGGGTGCCCCGCTCGCTGCCACAACCCCATTCACCCGCAACACATGACTGCCGCCTGTGCTGGTGGCTGTCACAATCGCCGTGTGAGGGGCGGGATAAGACAACGGAGAACTGAGCAAGCTTTGCGCACCCGCTGGCCGGGCGCGAGATCCGTAAGACGCCGTGCCATTTGTGTGCGGCGCGAAAATGGCCGCACCGCCCGGTGTTGCCGACCAAGACGCGCCGGTCTCCACCACCGCGCCCGCAGTCGCAGCGATGCGCTTGCGCAACGCGGCTATGATCGTGCGGCCCGATGCCCCCAGAACAACAGCCGCCGTTGCCAAGCAGTCATCAACCCCATCAAACTCCAGATAGGGTCGCCCGCCAGCGTCAACCCGATAAGTGGGCCGGGCCGAACTGATCGCGCGGCTGGCATGGCGTCCGCCCCCACTTTGATCACGGATGAGGCCGACCGGCTGGCCTGCCGCCGTCACAGGCTGGGTGCCCGCCTGATCCTGATAGAGCGATGCCAACCGCGACGGGTCGAGCAGAACCCCATTAGACCCAATAAAAAGGCTATAAGGGTTAAATGCCCCCGGTCCGACAAGACTGCCGCGAGTTGAAATTCGCATGTTTGTTGAATTGCTGATAATCATTACGGTGTCCAATTCTCAATAACCTTTGTTGTGCCATTGCTAAACAACACACAAAGTTGCTGCACATCAGACTGGACGCGCAGGAAAAGCAAGCATGAATCACTCGGCAATGTTTCAAATGATCCAGCGTCAAGCAAGCCTTGCAACGTCTGCCCTTCAATATCAAGGACAGTTATATCACCCAAATATCGCCTGCTAGTCTCCACGTTTCTAAATGAATTGGAATACTCAACAAAAAACACCTTATATTTGGTGTTTTGGTATCCCAATTCATTCGGCCACAAATCTACGTCAAATGTTCCGTTTGCAGCCACCTGCGCCGATACGATCTTTGGAATTACGACATATCCGTTTACGTCAATCCCGGTCAGAACGAACTCGACACTGGAAAAAACTGGATATCTATCATCGGGGAACGAAATTCCCCCGGTTACATTTCGAGTTGAAATCATGCGCCGAAATCCGTCCACCACATAGAAGCCTGCCGACCAGACTGCGCAATCGCATAAACCGACACGCCAGCCGGAAAAACAATCATATGCCCTTGATAGACCGGAATACCCATGTCAAAAGTAACTCCATCGGTATCGCCGACGCAAACAGCAACAGGAATAGTGCTGTTTGCCACCAGCGTATCTTTCGTGGTGGCCTTAACAAGCGTCCAAGTGTCTGTGACAGTAACTTTATTTGCTGGCATTGTCGTTATCCTCTGTATCATCCGCGCCACTCTCTGGTAGCGCTATTTCATCCATTTCCGGCTCGAGGCTTTCCTCACCCTCAGCATATTCTGCTAGCGATGCCTCCAATCCGGGGAACGTGCCAGCCTCGACAAGAGCACTCACCAGCGGCTCAAATACCACATCGGCAGGCATACCCATGCGGATCATTCGCTCTGCGGAAGTGGTCAGCTTGTCTGCAATCTCCGCGCGTTCCTTGTCGCTCGTTTGCCACAAGCTTGCCCACGTATACCACAAGTCAGCAGGCCGATTACCCAGCGCAGACCGGATCAGGCATTCATCCAGAATTGACATATTCGGTTCAATGTCGTTTTTCTGAATTGAACCGATGTAGTCGTAATAGGCTGACAGCTCCATGTCGCCAGTCGAACCAAGCCCGCCACTCGATGCACCAAACAAAATAGCGCGCGGTATTTTAGCGGCGGCGGAAACCTCCTCTTGCGCTTTTTCGATGATGTCAGGAAGTGTCGCAAACGTGGTGTTTTTCTGTTCCCACGTCTCAGACGGCAAGTCTTTGTTAGTGGTGCCGGAAAGCAACACCATGCCGTTGTTACCCTTCATCGTCGCCATAAGCCGGAAACGATCAAGGATAGCGCGGCCCTGCTCAGGATCTGCAAGCAATTCACCAAGGCCGGGAACCGTGATCACATCAACGCGGGCCTCATAGACCAGCCCAGCCACGTTAGCAACCGTGCCATCATGGCGCTTGATAGCCGGGAAAGCAGCTTCTAGAACCGATCTACCGCGCTTACCAAACACCATATCTTGCGGGTCACTGTCACCCCAGAACGTCACAAGCCGCGA